GTTCGGAACACGATGCACCCGAATATCGGACTTGAGGGTTCCCACCTCGCCACGTGAGATTGCTTTGCGCTGTTCTTTAGATGGTGCCGCCATATGTATTTCCCTGCGCTGAATATCTATTGTAACTCTATAAACTACTGCTAATATTGAAACTTGTTGCCACATCATCTGAGGGGTAAACGAGTGCGTATGCAGCGTTTTATGAAGTGGCATTTGTCAGGTGACGACTGGATCGTTATGGATTGCCTGACTGGTGAGGAGGCTTTTGTTGGTGGCGTCAAGTATGGTGCATTGATTGAGGTCGAGGCTGAAAGATATGCTGAAACTCTCAATTGGTTACATAGTTATGCACCTCTAAACTCAGCGCCGTGGATTTACGAAGAGCCATACGAAAGAGAATGACTACACACGTCTGCAGCGTTAACTCATTCCCAATGCATCCATATAAAGCTGTATCATCGCTTCTTCTTCCTGACGCTCATGCGCTTCCTTCTTGCGAAGGCGGATGATGGTGCGTACGGCCGGCCCATCGAAGCCGGAGCCTTTCAGCTCAGCGAAAACCTCTTTGATATCATCGCTGATAGTTTTCTTTTCTTCCTCAAGCCGTTCAATGCGCTCGATGAAAGCGCGAAGCTGTCCAACTGCGATTGTCTGTGCGCTTTCACCGGTAATGTCGTCACTCATGGCTTAATCCTTATGCTGCTGATTTCGTTTGTGATTGGCTGGTATAAATTCCGTATTTCCGCAGCGCGTGGAGCGCACTTGTGTGATCTACGAAAAACTCTCGCCCAAGGGCAGATAGCGAAATGTCTGGCCAATGGAGCTTTGCTGCGCAAATGGCAGCATGTTTAGCTCGAACAACACGAACAGTTCTGTTTTTCTCATCCAAAGTTTCCTTTGGGACATTGAACAGATCAGCGGCCATCATCCGCAATTCCTCAAATGTCTTGAACTGCATGGAAACAAGCAACTCAGCTGACATTAAAACGTCAGGGATGGCGCCGTTATGCGTCTGCGTTTTATGTTCACGCTGCTTAGATCGACGCTTTTTCCATACTCGTTGAACGAATTTAGGGTTCATCCCGCGATAGATACTCACGTCTTCAACGCTGGAGCCGCGGCATCCAAAATCCACTTCTACTTTTTTCATCTTGCATGCCCTACCTGCTTGAATGTGTCTCTGACCGGAAGGTCTGGGATGTTGTTGAAGGCTGTTTCACCGATCTGTCCTTTGAGGCGGTCACGAACTTGATCTGCAGTCTCTGACAAACCATCACTTCGCGCTGCCGCCTGTCTGGCCTCGTGATCTTGGTTGAAACGAGAAAGCATTGTGGCAACACGCGCGCGCGCCTCTGGTGTTTTTGTCTTCTCATGCTGTAAACGCCGCTGCTCACTTTCACGGCGCTGGCGTTCGCCCTCGGCTTTTCGCGCCCTATCCTCTGAGATTTGACGTTGAATTTTATCGCACAGCATTCGGAGTTCTGGCGGGGACGGATGAAACGCATGCCCCAGTACCGCCTGATTGACCTGACGAACGGCTTCGAGCAAAACGGTGGCCGAAACGCCTTCGAGCGCATCCTCGAAAGACAGGAGATCAATCTCAGCCGTGTCGCTCGTACGGGAGGGTAAGGATTTCAGCCGAGACAGAACCATGCTGATTTCGTCCGCGGTTACGGCCGAAGAGGGCTTCTGCAAATTCTGGCCGTACGTTGCCAAGTCCATTTTCCTTGATCCTTTCTACGGCTGCTTCGCCTACTGTCCGTGGTTTGTTTTGCTTTTGAGGGTATGCTGTGTTTCGCGATGGCATTCGCTTGATCGAGTTTCTAACCCACGTTCGCCATGTGGCAGGCCAATCCAGCTTCACGCCCTTCTGTCCGGCTTGCTGGATCCAGTAATCTCTGAACTGCGCAGCCTCTCGCTCTGCCTGAAAAGCTGTAAGGCCTTCGGACATGGCAAATTCCAGATCGGGATTGAAATCATCTGGCAGTCTTGAACCGCGTTTTTGTGAAACACTGTTAAGTGTTTCTTTTACCTTTATGGTATCTGGTTTCTGACTATGCTTTAGCGTTTGCTTAGCATTTGCTAGAGCCCGATCATTGCTTTTCAATGACTTAGCCAAACCGCCGAGCTTTCCTGAGGTCTTCCGTTTTTGCGATATCGAAACCGCTTTTTGGAGTTCTTCATTCAAGCGTTTTTGCGTGATCTGACCATTTTCAACATCGAAGAAAGCAAGCACATCATCCTTAATAAGATGCCATCGCTTTGCATTCACACGGGCAATTCTTGCCAGCTTTGCATCGTCGGCCGGAAGGCTACCGTTATGGCGCCACATAGTCATCAGGATCAGTAAATATGCTCCATGCTGCTCTGTCGTGAGGTGCATGGTGTCTCCGAGATAGTCAGAGACGTAAAGCTGCATGAATGGCGTTCTGCTCATGCTGCCAGCGCCTCCTCAGCGCGTTGAACTATGACGACGCAATCGCTCTTGATGTCCGCATCCCACGTCATGGTGATACGTTCACAGAGATTGTCGTTCTTGATCACTTGGTAATGTTGGAGAACATCGAGAATGGGCTTGAGACGATTGTCTAAGTCCATCCGGCTATGCGGGCGCTTGAGAGCAACACAGAGCGAAAACGGCGTATCAATCCGGTCATTACGGCCACGGATAAACCAGCCGCAATCTTGCACCCATTTGGCATATTCAGGCGACTTGCGGCGGGTCTTGCCCCAACCGACATAAATGTCCCAAACGGTGGGAGGGAATGGTAATTCAAATCTCATCATTCTCTCAACTCCGGACAAATCCATTCAGCTGCACCTGCAGCCCAAGTTCTAAAGCTGACCGCAATCTTGTGCCGCCGACTGAATGACAGCCAACGAAGCAAGACGGGCGGTTTCGGCGCGATATGCGGCTTGTTTTCTTCTCCCATCGAGGATTGCCTTCATTTCTTCGATTTCTCTGTTTTCAATCCTGCTAGCTTCTTTGTTGAAGACAGCCCTCACTCTGCGGCGCGTCCACGCACCGTTGCGCTTACTCAAATCTGAATACGCCCGCTCCAACATGGACTTGATCGTTTCGCGTACTCCGCGCTGACCAATGATTTCGTCCAGCAGAGAAGCGGCCATATCGACATCAGTCATCGTCGGCTCCTTGGCTGAAAAATCCACGTTCTTGGATGAAATTCCCACGTTCATGGGTGGCTCCTTTGTTACGTTTCAAATCAGCGACGATTTGAGACCGAACAGGAGCAACCAGTGCATGGAGCCAGTGGGAAAGATTGCTCTGCGCATACTGAATAAAAACAGACATGCGCAGATACACCGCCAAAGGACGGGAATTGATGGCCGAGACGATCAAGCGGGGGCAAAGTGCCGTCTCGGCCTCACCGGCGTGGAAAGTGACCGGTGATATGAAACTGATTGATGGGGTCGCGTGGCTCATGCTGCGCGATCCTTTTTCTTAGGATGAGGCAGCCTATCTCGCTCCAGTCGCATATATGCGCGGACTTCGATTTCTGTTTCTGGCCACACTCTGCCGCCTGCACGGAGCCTTTCAATTAGACGTCCGTTTTTGGCCGCTTTGATCCCAAAGCGAAACGCGCCAGTTCCGGTCTCAGATAGAAAAGCTTCAATTTCTTCGAGAAGTTTATTGCTCATAAATACGATATACACGCAATCGCGTGCATATGCAATACACGCAACTACGTGCACACGCTTTTCCGTGCATATGATAAAAACAAGACATGGTAGAAAACTGGAAAACCCGCCTATTAAAGGCTGTTGATGAAGACCCTAGATCCGACCGAGCCATCAGCTTGGCGGTTGGCCTTGGCGTGAACACAGTTAACGAGCTGCGCAATACCGATAAATCCCCCAGCATTGATAAAGTTCTCAAGCTGGCCGCGGAGCTTGGCCTGAATCTTGGATATGTACTGTGGGGTGGCGATCAAGATAAATCGCCTATCCGCGGGGATAAAGAAATCCTCGAAACCCTACACAGGATTGAAGGTCTGGATCAGCGCGGCGTGGAAGTTGTGTTCTCGGTGATTGATACCGTCATCAATCGTCAGCCTTCCAAACAAGAACAGTCATCCTCTGATGATCAACGCGAGCTTGCCACTCCCCTCCGTGAGCCAAAGCCATAGATTCAGCTAATTCCTTAGCTTGAAAATCAACCTTCCTCATAGCCGCCAGCAGGCCGCCATTAAGCGTAGCCACACGTAGCAATTCCAGCTTATCAGCTTCTTTTCCTTTTTGGATGCGAGCAAACTTAATCATTCACCAACTCCGTGGATAACCTCTCACAATACGCTAACTGCACTTGCAAGAATCTCGCTTCCCGCAAGCGCTTATCATTTCATAAAATGAGAACATAGCAAGAACGAATTTCAGTTTTACGTACTAAATAATTGCCACCAATACTTTAGATAGACATAAAAAAAGCCACCCGATGTGGGTGGCTTTCTTCATAAGTGGGTACAAATTAGAACTTATAATTCACACCAATACGAACAGTATGGAATGGCGATTTTGTTGTAACGTTTAAGCGTTCGTCCGCATCACCAAGGCTGAATTTCATTTTGCCTAGATCAGTGTAGAGGTATTCGCTTTTTACTGTCCAGTTATCGTTGATAGCGTATTCAGCGCCAGCACCAACGGTGTATCCTACACGCGATTTGGAATTGGAGAAACCAACCACGTCACCATCAAAATTAACGGATCCGTAGGTTTCAACTTTTCCGTAAGCCACACCACCAGTTGCATAAATCATGAAACGTTCTGTTGGCAGATAACCAAGGCGAACACGAGTTGTACCGAACCATTTAACTTTGGTGCCCAGTTCAGCTCCAATAACGTCAGAGCCATCGGTAAGGCTGCCAGAAACTTCACCCTTCAGGCCAGAAGCCTGAAAGTCTGTTTCGAGACCAACAACTGTCTGGTCAAACTGCCAGTTATAACCGGCTTGTACACCACCAATAAAACCGCTCGATGTGATTTTTGCTGAGCCCGTTGCGATATCAAACCAATCACCTGCGTCGTAATATTGCGCAGCGAATGGGTGCTTAAATTTTCCTCCAGCATAACCGGCGTTCAGACCAATGTATCCGCCAGTCCATGAAAAGGTGTCAGCGACAACTGGCGCCGGCTCCGAGTACACAACTGCATCAGCAGCATAGGCTGAGCTTGCAGCAAAAAGAACGGTAGAAGCTAATAATATACGTTTCATAATTCACCCCGTTTGTTGAAGTGAATTCAGAATACGTCAAAATACATCTATTCAATATAGCAAAAATACAACACAAGACACCAAGAAACACCTTATGCATTTCGGATTATAATATAAATTGATAATCAACAGCTTAGATGAAAGTCCTAATAACTATACTAAAATTTTTAGATGCAATAATGGTAATTTATTAGTTAAAAATCGATTTAAATTGCATCACTCAAGTGCACTATCAGGAACATAAAGCGAGTAACAGCCTTTAGCCTGATTAAAACTCTGCACCACAAACAGTTCAGCCATAACGCAAACTCCCCGCGACTGATTCAGCTTTATCTTGACCAGATGCAGTGAACATATCAAGAACGATTTAACGCAAGCGAACAGATTTTTAACGGATGGTTATGGATGCACTAGATGTGGTGGGCGATGCGGGAAGGCGCACAAATGCGGGGTTTTGGTCTGTGGATAAGAGTGTCTTTGGGTCGACAGAATTACCTGCATTATAACGTAAAGCAATAATATTACGGCCTATAGTTTATTGATCATGTTACTTCTAAACCATATAAGACAATATGATCCAGCAATCACTATGGGGCAGTGACTTGGCATTTATTCTAGATATTAATGATAATGAAGATTTCTCAATCGATATATTAGAAGGCAACGGAGAGCATATAAGGCGTTGCGGCATAGGACATTGCGATGAGACAAATGGTGTCTACAGCGCAATCACATGTTTAGCCCCTATACCAGGCTATGGCGATCTACATGGCTTTGAATTGGCTTTTAACATTGTAAAAGTGGAGCCAGACAATACATTCATTGATTACACTGATGGTCTGGAAACCCGTTTTCTCGATAAACATGCGAGAAATACGGTACTAGCAATTATCTGCACGTGTACTCACGATTTAATTGACCGAGCACGCCCTTCTATAGTACAGATGCATACACGAGAGGCCTATCTGCCGGAAAAAGCAATTCTTAAATATCATCGAATTGCCCAAATTTTCGGGCAGCATGGTTATCGCACGGGTCGTGGGGATCCGTGGAATGGACACCAAACCTGGTTCATGAAGATACGTGAAATGGATTTGGATACCACAGGGAGTGCATTATGAGTACCGCACCAGTAGATCGCGACACACAGATTGAATTGATCAAAAATGCAGCTGAACGCCATGGCGAGCGCATGAAAAACTGGATGGCGAACCCTGTTGTTCGCGGCGTTATATCTCGCCCTACCGAGCAGCAGCTTAAGCAATCGTCTACCTTATATTCAGAGCACACAACCATGCTAGCTCGTTGCGGGTAACAAATTTTCAATTAAGTCTTAATAAAGCGTCGGTCACTCCGGCGCTTTTCTTTTGCGCCGAGAATGGAACATTAGCTAGACTAGCACAATCTGATATACTACCATTTCACTGCCTTACTCTATCCAAGAGTATCACCCTCTAGCCTCAGCTTTTGCTGGGGCTTTTTTTGAGACGATATTCTGGAGCGCTGCGTTCACTCTACGGATACCTTCAAAAGCAGATCCGATAGCCGCCATATGGCCGCATCACGAGCTTGTGATTATTTCTCGACTCTCAGGTATCATCATACTAAACTTTAATTAGGTTACGCACTCTCATCTCTTTGCACTCAGAGGGGGACACTGTGAGGTGGTTAGATTGAGTGCGTAACCGCAAGGATTACATCAACCACAAAAGCAAAATCTCGGCAGAGCTCAGGGATAATTCTTTTGAATTGTGAAGTTACCCCATTACATGGAACATCATCCCTCTCTTAAAAGCTTATGCCCTAATCAGTCAATGTATACGCGGCTTCGTAACGCGCTGTGGTCAGCAAACGGATACACTTCAGTAATTCCCAAAAGATGGGAGCCGCAGCCAAAGCACTTCCTATCCCTTCCAGATAAAGAGATTACGGGAGTTGGAAAGGTATCTCTGGAAATCCTAAGAGAATGGGTTGCCGCCAGCAGCTGATTTACCGCCTCACCCAGCCCGCCTCGTGCGGGCTTTTTGCTGCCCTGATTCTAGCATGACTGGGGTTTAGCCCAATTAAAATACACGCTATTGCGTTTACAGTATTGCAATGCACGCAGAAGCGTGTATATTTAAACCATCAACAGCGCGAAGAAGCACCCGCCGATCCGCTAAACGATGGAGAGAAACATGCGATACCCGTTTTGCACTGATCTGAGCGATAAAGCTCTCGGCATTACACTGTTTCAGGATTTTGAATGTGAAGTCGATGTATCCCTGATCTGGGATAACGGCGAGCCGGTTCTTGAAGTGAACGCGGTCTATGTTGACGGTGCAAACCTGTCCAAAGGCGAAAGCGCATCGCAGTTTCTCGTTCACATGATCGCGGACAAAGCAGAGTGCGACGACGACCTGCTCACGCGTCTCATTGAAGATCAAGAAGTCCGTTTTCCGAGGGCTGCATGATGATCAATCACTACCGTATTTCTTTACTCGCCGCTGCACTCACTCAGGAAGCCGCCATGGCTCACGCCTATGAGCATTCAGGCAATGCGACCATGGCGCAAGTATCCGGCGAAAACGCAATGGAGGAACTGCGAAAGATCGCGCTCGAGCTTGGTTACAGCTTAGAGAAACTCCCCGTACCGACATTGAGGGCTGCGTGATGGCTTACATTTCAGTCGATGTGGATATTGATATCGAGGATCATCTTGATGATGTTTCGACGGAAGCCCTGATTGAAGAGTTAGAAAGCCGCAAAGCCGGACATGCAGATTTTGGTGGGCGGGATTGGTATATCCTAGCCGAACTCATTGCAGGCTGCAGTTGTCGCGAGGCGCTTCAACTCCTGAAGGAAATTGCTCCGGTAGAAATAAATCCAAACCTCATATTTCTACTCTCCGATGCTCGGAGGGCTGCATGATGCGTAACCTTTTCTTGCTTACAGCTAATCGCAATCACTCAGATGAAAAACGTATCTATGGATGCTCTGGCGACGAAGGAAACGGCATTTTCAATGTGAAATCTCCTATTGACGGCGCCACCATGATCGTAATCGCCAGTAATGGTGAAGGATGGGATCACGTTTCAGTATCTCGGCGAAACCGATGCCCAAATTGGGCTGAGATGGAACATGTAAAGCGCCTATTTTTTAAAGACGATGAAACCGCTTGCCAATTCCATGTCCCACCATCCGATCATGTAAATTTTCACGAAAACTGCCTGCATCTGTGGAGACCGCAAACAACAGAATTACCAAGGCCACCAGCATACATGGTTGCGCCGAAGGAGGCCGTATGACCGGCTTTATCCAAGACCTCTGCGCCTTCGCCTCAATGTCAATCTTTGTAGCTGTTTTCCTCACTTATATCGGAGCATTTTCATGAGCGCCGCACTTGAAATTCATACGCCTACAGAAACTCAATCTTATCGCGCCGATGCGCCGATGATCTCCATGATTGAGCGTATCGCAATGGATCCCAATATCCCCCTGGATCGCCTTGAAAAGATGCTCGACATGAAGGAGCGCATGGAAGACCGCGCCCGTGAAGATGAAGAGCGTCAGGCAAAGAAGGCATATTTTGCCGCTATGTCAAAATGCCAGTCCGAATTACCGGTCGTTATCAAGAATCGTGGCAACGACCATACTAAGTCGCGCTATGCTGATCTGGCGGCAATCGAAGAACAGGCAATGCCAACCATTCATAAGCATGGTTTTGCCGTTTCATTTCAGCCGGACGGTTACAATAATAAAGGCGAACTGCGTATTGTCTGGGAGATTTCCCATGCAGAAGGCCACTCACGCAATGGCGTAGGTGAAATCCCTGTCGATGGCGCAGGCGCACAAGGCAAGGTCAATAAAACCGGCACTCAGGCTTTTGGCAGCACAGCCACCTATGGCCGCCGGTACCTGCTTTGCATGCTGTTCAACATCAGTACTGGTGACGACACAGACGGCAATAACCAGCCTGCCAAACAATACAGCACTATCTCACAAGATCAGGTGAAAATCCTCCTGCAGCTCATCGAAGAAACAGGCTCTGACATTGAAGCGTTTTGCCGCCTCGGCAAAATCAACTCTCTGCCAGAAATGATTTCTGAAAACTATGACAGAGCGGTCAGCCTTCTTGAAGAACGTAAGAAGAGGATGGCGTAATGATGCAGGTTTTTAACGATATCGAGCAAGGCACGCCAGAATGGTTTGCCGCCCGTGCTGGCATCCCAACGGCATCGCGCTTCTCAACTGTCATGGCAAAAGGCGAAGGCAAAACTCGCGCTGAATACATGCGCAAGCTTGCCGGTGAGATTATAACCGGTGAACTCGCAGAAGGCTTCACTACCCCGCACATGGAGCGCGGCAAGCTGATGGAAGATGAAGCGCGCGAGACTTATGCCTTCATCAACAGTGTTGAGCCTTATCAGGTCGGTTTCATCCGCAACGGAGATAAAGGTGCAAGCCCGGACAGTCTGATTGGTATTGACGGCGGGTTAGAAATTAAAACTGCTCTGCCTCACATCCAGATTGACCGGCTTGAGCGTGATCGGCTGCCACCGGAACATAAAGCACAAGTGCAAGGCAATCTTTGGATATCAGAACGTGAATGGTGGGATTTCGTGTCTTACTGGCCTCGCCTGCCAATGCTGACCACGCGCGTTTACCGCGATGATCCGTACATCAAAATTATGTCCGATGAGATTGACCGCTTCAACGATGAAAAAGCGGCACTGGTCGAGCGCATCCGCGCCTACGGACAAGAACCATCGAAGGAAGCAGCGTAATGGCAAGTAAGAAAATTCGCGATCTACTGGTTAAAGTCGGCTCATACACTGACCGCAATACTGGCCAAGAAAAATCACGCTGGAAGAATGTCGGAGTCCTCATGAAGAATGAGGAAAACGGCGAAGTCAGCTATTTCATTATGCTCGACAAGACCTTCAATCCTGCCGGCGTACCGGACAAAGATAATCGCGAAAACATCCTGATAAGCGCATTTGTGCCGCAGGATCGCAATGCATCGCAGCAAAGCGGCGGTACCCAGCGATCAAGCTATGACGATCAGTCAGGTGGCTTCCACCCTGATGACGCCATTCCGTACTGAGGTGCTTCATGGAAAAACAGCGTTACACCATCGTAAATCCGCAGGTTCGCCAGAATGCAATCAGAGCGCTCATGGCTCTGCCTGACGGTCACACAGCGACATTCGCACCACCTACCAGAAGCGGAGGGCAGAATGATTTCTTTCATTCAATTTGTTCTGACATTGCGAAGTCTGGTTTTGAATGGGCTGGCAAACCGCGAAAGCCGGAAGAATGGAAAGTTCTGCTCGTTTCCGGTCACACAAAAGCAACGCAAGGTGAAGTCGAATTTGTGCCGGGGCTTGAAGGTGAATTCGTAAACATCCGCGAAAGCACCGCCCGCATGTCAGTTAAACGCGCCGCCTCTTTGCTCGAATATGCGCTGGCATGGTGCGCCGATCACCATATCCCCCTCACCGACACACGCCGCCAAGGCTACCTTATGGAGGCAGCATGATTATTCAGTTCCTCATTTCAAAACTGCGCAAGCTTCTTGGCTTTCAGGACGATCCATTGCCAGAGCTTCGCGCCACAGCTGAAACTCTCAAGGCCACTATCGCCAAGGCCAAGAAAGACAAGAAACGATACAGCCACCTTGAGCGGGAGCTGCTCAGAACCACAGCTGTAATCGTCGCCATTGAACGCGGCATTCCATATCGCAATGGCTCTCTGGATTGGGGGCGCTGATGGCTCGTACAGTCAAAGAATGGATCGGCAAGACTGACGACACGAAAATCCCGCCACGTGTGCGCGAAAGGGTTTTTGACCGAGCAGAGGGCATCTGCCACTGCTGCAATATGCCGATCAAAGTCCCTTTTGAAACGTGGGATGCAGATCACCGAATTGCACTGATTAACGGTGGTGAAAACCGTGAAAGCAACTTAGCCCCTGCCCACTCTCACTGCCACATTAAAAAGACAAGGCAGGACGTAGCAGAGAAAGCAAAAGTTGCAAGCGTTCGCGGGAAGCATATCGGCGCAAAGCGCCCGTCATCAAAGCTTTCCGGCAAGAAGCATCCAAAGCCTCCACTCACCAAGATAGTTCAGCACCGCCGCTCACTTTATGAGCCAATCCAGCCACAGGAGCGCATGTAATGACAGATCAGATCAACACCGGTGGTGCAGCGTTTCCAATTATTGGCACAGAAAACACGAACTATGTCCATGAGGGTATGACCCTGCGCGATTACTTCGCTGCGAAGGCGCTCCCTGTATTGCTCAGTGAACTATACGCCCAAAGTGTCCGGAGAAACGTCCGTTACGAAGATGCTTACGCCGCTGCATCAAAAGCTGCATATGAACTTGCCGATGCCATGCTTGCAGCCCGTGGAGGTGCGCTATGACAGGCACACACACCACAGCGCATATACCGGCTGAGGCTGTTCGCGCTGCAATTAAATCATTCGAAAGCACTGATAATAATTGTGAGACTTATCAGGACATGCGGAAAGCTTTAGCCGCCGCCCTTCCTCACCTCTCTGCGCCTTGTGCTGTTTCGGCACCTACGAAAGAGGAGAGACACGAAAACACATCGCGCAACCACATTATTAATCAAACAAGCACTGATCTTGAGCAGATTATCAATGGCCACGATCCAGATCAGAGCATCCTGAATAATGATGTTTGGGACAGACTTGATAAAATGGCATGTGAAATCGAAGCCTTAGCCAAGCCCGTTGACGTGGCGGCGGTGCGGGAAAAAGTTGCACGGGAAATTTGCCTTTCATATGGGCAAGACCCAGATGATTATGCATCCCTGTGCGATATCTGCGGTTCCAACAATGAACCGCTTCCACAATGGCATATGTATATCGAGCAAGCCGAAGCAGCCATCCGCGCCCTTTCCCCTGCAGAGCCAGCACAGGGCGAGCAATTACCACAAGAACGTGTTTGTATTCCTGATCCACACGACAGTTCAGCGCGTATTGTCGGCTTTCGTATCCGCGAAGGCGACGCAGCATGGGGAGAATATGGCCTAAGTGAACCTTTGTTCTGGTTGGGTAAGCTAATCCCCGCCGCCCCGAACTCGGAGGCAGGCAAATGAAGCTGACAGCGCAAGATATATTGAACGCTCTGATTGCCTACTCTGACGATAAAATATGGGCTTCTGAGCTGGCTTTTAATGGTGGAGAGCGCCGCATTGATTTCTGGACGCTTGAACCACATCGGTCAAAACACTTTCGTTCAAGCGCCTATGAAATCAAGGTCAGTCGTGCAGATTTCAAGCGTGACAGCGAGGAAAAGCAACAGCACGCTTTGTCATTTACTGACCGTTTTTGGTACGTGACACCGAACGGGCTTGTCGACAAATCAGAGATACCAGAATGGGCTGGCCTTCAAGAATGGGATGGACGTTTTTTTCACGTACGTAAGAAAGCCCCGATGCGGGATAAAGTCGAGCCGACGTGGGACTTCATTGTTTCATTGATCCGCAACTCCGGCGAGACGCGCCGCGACATTGGACTGATGAAGCAAGAAATTATGTTCCTAAAAATGCGGAATGATCGCCTTGAACAGCAGGCAACCATTCGCAATGACCGGCGTATGAACCGCTATCTCCAAAGCGCAACGAAACGGCAATTTGTCAGACCGGCAGTTGATGAAGCAGGCCGCACAGCCTTGGCGCAAGGAGGTGGGGAGTGAGCATGACCGTTGAAGCCAGTAAATTAATCCGTGAGCAAATACGGCAGCGCAGCAATCCTATCGATTGCCCTGACACAAAGTTGATGGAGCAACTCGTTGAGGAAGCCAATCAACGCGCCCTGAAAGGACAGCAGCATGACAAGTGAATTGATCTCCCAAATTGATAGCCTTTTAGCACTCGACGCTAATGGATGTCTTGTTCCGCATGGTATCGGCGGGTTAGCTCGCGAGTTGCTTGAACGCTGTCAGGTCGAACTAAACACCCGCGCCACGCCTTCCGCCGATCCGCTGGCGGGGTTACAGCGATATGATCTGGATTTCCACGGGTTGCATGGAGAAGACGCTTATATGAGAAAGGATGAGACCGGCGAATACGTCCTTCACTCCGAAGCCGCCAAGATCATTGCGGAACAGGCGGCGGAGATTGAGCGAATGAAGTCCGATCGCCTTTATGTAGTCGGATGCAATGACGGATACAAAACCGCAGAAGCCGAGCTCGCGCAGATCAAGGCGCAGGAGCCGGTGATGTGGTTATGCGTACATGATGATAGAAGGTCGGATAGAGCGATTACCACACCCTCTCCTTCGAGAAGAGATATTTTAAATGCAGACGGCTACGAAATAACCCCGCTCTACGCCTCGCCACTCGCACCGGAAGGAGGGAAGAATTGACAGAGCTACCAAGCTGGACTGCAAACCTCACGCCTGTGGATATGGCCGGAGCGGCGACATTGCTTGGCGTGTCACGCAGATATCTTGTCGATGCGATTAAAAAACATAGCCACTATGAGAGACGCGGGGCAAAGAAGGTGTTTTACCCCGAACATATTGCACTATTACGGGATGCTTTAACGTGTCAGGACTCAAACTCGAACATAAAAACGGAATTTGGCACGTTACCGGCACCGTCGCAGGAAAGCGCATTCGAAAAAGCCTTGGCACTCGCGACAAAGCAACCGCAGAGGAGCTTAAAGCCCAATATGAAGCGAAGCTCTGGAAACGCCACACTTACGGCGAAGAAGCAGTAAGGACGTTCGAGGAAGCAGCACTAAGCTACCTTGAACAGGGTGGCGAAGGCCGTTTTCTCCCGAAGGTGCTCAAGTTCTTTAAAGGCCGCGCTGTTGGCTCAATTAAGCCAGCGGAAATTCGTCAGATGGCAATATCGATTTATCCGACTGGCGCACCCCGTACGCGCAACCGGCAAGCTGTTGCCCCTGCCCGGGCTGTCATCAACCACGCTCACGATCTTGGCTGGTGTGGCCACATCAAGGTCAAGCAATTTGAAGTGCAAAAATCACTCAAGCACAAACCGGTTGATCGCATGTGGCTCGATGCATTCCTGACAGAAGCAGACAAAAGTAACCTGCATCATCTGTCTGCCCTTGTTCTTTTCATGAACCACACCGGCACCCGCGTTTCCGAGGCAATACGGCTTAAAGGCAAATACGTAGACCTTGAAAACCGCATGGTCATTTTGGAGAAAACCAAAACAGATGAATGGGAAACACGACACCTCACCGAAGAACTGGCGGTACGTATTTCAAGCCTTGGTGCGGGGGCGAATGATCGTGTATTCTCATATACAGACCCGAAGGCAGTTAACCGGCGAATGAGAGCAGTTTGCGAACGTGCCGGTATTGAACCACGCAGCACACATTCCGCAGGTAGGCACTCTTTCGGAACGAATGTTATGGCGGCCGGAGCACGCGTAAAGGATGCTATGGAAGCAGGCGGCTGGAAGTCAGCCAAGCTATTCATGGAAACCTATGTGCACAGTCATGAAGGCGGCAAACGTGTTGCAGCTTTGTTAAATGATGAAAATTCACCAACTGGCACGATTTTGACAAGCACACCCAAACCGTCACGGCGAAGGTTCGGAAAACAAAAGGAAAAATGA